TCGGGTGGCCCTCGCACCTTCACGCTATCGCTGATGCGCTTGAGAAAACCAATCCAAAGTTTAATCGTGATCGTTTCATCAATCGAGCAACTAAGAAATGGGAAGAGAATCATGCACCACTCGAAGTCGATGACAGTCTGCCCTATATGTGACGGCAACGGCTACACCTATGAAGATGTGTACGATGAGTACCATGTGAACTGGACTGATGTAGTAGACTGCGCCAACTGTGGTGCGACAGGTGAAGTAGAATGTGATCCAGAGACCGATTGGCTTGACTAATTAGCTGCGATCATGCAGTCATGACTCATGAAATCATATCTTGAAATTCTACAAAGCAAAGCGGAGGCATGGGATGTGCCTCTGCTCAAGGCATTCAAGTCAGGTGATATACCTACATCTACCTACTATAGAACAATCAATGGGCAGACAGAGCTGCGCCATGAGATAGCTAGGAAGGTGATGAAAAACCTTGAGAAACTTTACGCACTTCAACAAGCCCGTAAGCATACCGAGGAACTACGAAACTCTGGTGAGCGCGTTGATATTCGCAAGACAAGAGCGAAGTTTAAGCCAAGAAGCATTGGCACATGAGATAGGATGCACAGCTTCATTGGTTCACAAGTGGGAAACCCACAAGAGAATACCATCTGGCTTCATGCTGATGTGTTGGCTCGACTCTCTTGACTACGAAATCGAAGTTAAAAAAAGGGACATCCCTCTGTGACTCATGCAATGAAACAGTGCGTAACTTTGTTGCTGTCCTAAAGAACGAACACAAACGTACCAACAATAAGCATTGGTTCATTTGCTTAGACTGTTATGAGGCTGACCTATGGCAAACAAGAATAAGCAGAAAGGTAGTTACCACGAACGCTGGTTCATCAAGTGGCTACAAGCAATCGGCATCAAGACCAAAGCCCAGCCCCTCAGCGGAGCATTGGGAGGAGAGTATAGGGGCGACCTCAAACTCGAACTCTTCGGACACGAACTGGTAGGTGAGGTTAAGTACAGAGATAAGTCTGGCTTCCCCAGCCCCTTCACTGTCTTAGAGAAGAGAGACATTGCCTTCTACAAGAGGAAGGTTGGAACACCACAGGTCGTGGTGATTATGGACGGTGATACATTTATTAAACTAATGGAGAACAGCAATGAAAAATCAAAAGGATCAGATACTTAATCACTTAAAGGAAGGTAAACAAATCACTCCAATAGAAGCACTAGATGCGTTCGGTTGCTTTAGATTATCTGCAAGAATCTATGAACTAAAAGATAGTGGATGGCCCATACATTGCGAAAGAATCACCCTCGAAAACGGAAAGGTAATTGGTAGTTACTCACTCCACATGGATACGCTGTGGTGGCCATGCACTACGACCTGATTGTAGACATAGCACTGACTCCAATAGATAATCCTTCAGCAAAGAATGTACTGGTTGCTATCGCAAGATACTCTAATGGATCGGGAGAGTGCTTTCCCTCAAGGGAAACGCTATCCAAGGATACGTTAATCCCTATCAGAACTGTATCTAGATGCATCCAGTGGCTAAAAGATCATGGCTATATACAAATCATTTCTAGAAGCGGATCATCCAACTTCTACATACTCACCTGCATGAAGGAAGAAGACATGAGTGACGAGCATACCCGTGCCAAATTGGCACACGAAGTAGATAGTAATATATACCCTATAGTTAATAGTAATAACAGTAATCTTACCCTTGCCAAATTGGCACACCCCCTCAACAACCCGCTCTTCGCTGCCTTCTGGCAAGCGTATCCACGCAAGATTGGCAAGGGCGCAGCGCGTACTGCCTTTGATCGTGCGCGCAAGCTGGCTGATGCCAACGATATCATCAAAGCAGCCATGGTTTATTCTAGGCACTGCCAAGAAATGCAGACCGAGCCTAAGTACATCCCACATGCAACGACTTGGCTTAACCAAGAGCGGTGGGAGGACGACCTGTCTGCTGAGTTACCTGACAAAAAGTCTGGATGGGGAGACGCACTCAATGAACTATGAACAACGCATGTCCAAGATTACTTCTTGGTTTAAGTCTGAGATTGCAATTCGTTTTAACATGCCACGAGACATCGACCCAAAGATAGCAGCTATGGATGTTATTGAATCGATGAACTCAAACATTCCAAACAACATGACCGACGAGCGGATGGGAAATCTTCTCGCCCTCACAGCGAAAGAGATTTCCCGATCCGCGAACTCACGCACCCTGCCCACAGTAAAGATGTTTGTTGACGCCGCACGGCTTGCCTCTAAGAGCCACGGAGCGCCTCACTCAGCGCCCGTTGAAAAACTTCATGACCCGTTACTTACAAACGCCAACCGCATCCTGTCAGGCGAACCTGTTGCAGATCAATACTTACGCGGCAAACTAAGGGAGCAACTACTCAGCGAGACAGAGGTAACCGAAGAAGATTTGAAACCATATGACCTTTACATTGCTGCACATAAGCAGTATCAATAACCATACTAAGGAGAGAATGAATGAATAGGGTAGGATTTATTGGCGGGTCTGACTGCGTTAAAATTATGCAGGGAGATTGGCTTAGCCTTTGGCAGATTAAGACAGGCAGGTCAGAGTCAGATGATCTAAGCGACAACATTGCAGTGCAGCTTGGTGTATGGACTGAAGAGTTTAATCTTAACTGGTTTCAAAAACAGCATGGATGTTTGCTTACAGATCAGCAACGAACCTTTACTGAAACTATTGGGCAGGTTCCCGCAGCGGGAACAATCGATGCTCGTTGGGATAACACTGTAGTAGAGGCCAAGCACACCAACTCCATGAACAACATGGACAAAGCAATCGAATATTACATGCCGCAGATTCAACTGTATGCACGACTAGCTGGTGCGGATGGCATCTATATGTCCGTGATCTTTGGTAATAATAAATGGGACTCAGCTTATGTTGCTTACGACGAAGAGTATTTCAATTCAATGTGGGCGGTGGTGTCAGACTTCTGGGGTTACGTTGTGCGCGATGAAGAACCTGTTGGTATTCAGGCGTCCGACATCAGCATCGACAAGATTGCGGTGGACGAAATGGTCAAGCGAGATGCAAGCAAAGACAATTATTTCATCGACGCAGCGCACACCTACGTTGAGAACCAAGATGCGGCTCGTTCATTCGAGTCAGCAAAGAAAGACCTAAAGGCAATGGTCGCAAGCAATGAACGTGAAGTTTACTGCGACCTGCTTACAATCAAACGCAGCAAAAGCGGATCGCTTTTGTTTACGATTCGCAAGTAAGGAAAACAAATGACCAATGCAATCAAAGACCTAATCAATGCTCAGAAACAATGCGCCCCACTGGTTAAGAACGCAGTCAACCCACACTTTCGCAACAAGTACGCTGATCTTGGCGCAGTCCTTGAAGCGTCAATGGATGCCTTCCACAAGAATAACTTTGCCGTCTTGCAAATCATGGATGCTGACGAACACGGCAGATATGTTAGCACACAGCTTCAGCATGAGAGCGGCACAAACTTTGAGTCAAAGGTTTACCTAGCCCTCTCAAAGCAAGACATGCAGGGGCTTGGCTCAGCAATTACATACGCTCGCCGCTATGGATTGCTTGGCCTCGCTGGCCTTTCAGCAGAGGACGATGATGGTAATGCATCAGTACCTAGCAAGTCAGCAGGCAAGACCTTCGTAAGCGACGAAACACCAGCATCAAACGGCTGGTAAACAATCATAACACAGGAGTCAGACATGACAGATCAATACGACAACAGCAACAAGGGCGCTGCCTTTGCACCGTTCGAAAACCAACGCCTCATCTTGCAGGGCAAGATCAATGACAACGGCCATGAGCAACGAGTCATTCTTGTCAAAGACCAAACCAAGACTGGCAAGAATATCATTCAAGTATATGAGCAAGTCGGCGTACTGTTTGAGAACGATAAGAAAGGCAATGACGCAGCGCCTGATTACACTGGCACACTCAATGAACTGAGGCGTCTCGCAGCTTGGCGCAAAATGAAAGATGGCAAACCATACATGACCTTCACTGTGTCAGATAAAAAATCACAAGAGATGGTTAGCGCGCCACAAGACTCAACGGAACTTGACGACATTCCATTTTGATATAGCTTCAAAGCTTGCCGTCCAACTAGCGGGGCCTTAGCGCCCCGCATTTTTCGGCTTAGGAAATTAATATGAGTAATAAACACGACATCTCAAAAGAAAGGGCTGGCGCTTTCATCAAGCAATTAGCTGAAGCAGAACTCGGTGACGAAATCATATATCATATTGGTAAGTATGCAGCAGGGCCGCACAAACATGACGCATACAATAAAGCAATAGGTGGGCTGTGCGTTGTGTATCAGCGCCGCCTTGATAAGGGGGTCTTTGCTTACACTGCAAAGAAAGTGAAATGAAATCAGACTATGAATCACTATACGCACAAGCATTAAATAGATTTGAAGTGCGGCAGATAGAAAAGAGATTGAGGCCACCACTTCCAAACACACAAAAGTTATCAAGAACAAACTCACCAGAAATTGAAATCAAAAAGAAGCTTGTCTTTGAGATTCTTAAAAATCAGGAGACGATCAACTCATACGAGGCAGCATCTAGACTTTGCATAACACCGCAGTCAGCCGCAACGGTTCTTAACTTTATGCATGATGATGATCTTGTGGAGAGAACAAGAGGAGGTAAAGGAATACATGCTAAGTATGGAAGCTTCTGGGTTTACAAAATCAAGAAA